CATCAAAGTATTGTAAGTTTACAGAAGATAAACAACACACTGCTGTTCGTTCTTCGTTGGTAGGTAAAGTAATTTCAGAACAAAGGTTGCTCTGTTTGATTTCTAAACCTAAATCTTTTTGTTCTTTAGGTAAGGCTTCGTTACATGTATCAATATTAATCATGTAAGGCTCACCAGTCTCTGCTCTAGCATTAATTATCTGCCACCACAAGTCTCTAGCATTTACAATCTTTGTAGGCTCGTGAGTCTTAGGGTCAATCAATCTAAAGTCTGCATCGTCTTCAACAGCTTTTAAGAACTCATTGGTTATGTTAATACCGTTGTGAAGATTAAGATTCTTACGGTTAATATCTCCACCTGATTCTTTACGCATGTTAATGAACTCTTCAATCTCAGGGTGAGATATATCCATGTAAGCTGCATAGCTTCCACGTCTTGTTGTGCCTTGATTGAAGGCTAACATCTGAGAATCTACGACATGCATAAAGGGGATTGAACCAGTAGACTTACTACCGTGAGTAGTAGAAATACCGTTACTCCTAATGTCACCCCAGTATCCACCAATACCTCCACCCGAAGATGCCAACCAAATATTTTCGTCATAATGATCTGATAAACCAGTGCGACTGTCAGGTACATAATTGAGGAAACAGCTAATAGGAAGCCCACGACTTGTTCCCCCGTTACTAAGTATAGGAGTGCTAAACATGAACCAACAAGAGGAACTGTAGTGGTAAAGTCTTTGAGCCAATTCAAAATCTGTAACGCCTTTGTAGGTGGCGGCAAAGACGGAGGCTCTTGCGAAGGCTTCTTGTGCATGTGTTTCTTTCTCCCATAAGTATCTATCCTTGAGCGTATCAAGACTAAACTTATCTAAATTATTTTCATTGCTGTAATTAATTTTAATACCGAGGTATTCTTTAATACCAACTTTATCTTCGACCATCACTGGTTCTCCTTGTTGTGTATATCAAGCATCATTATACCATAGTGTAAAATTTTAAGAAGGTCTTTTTTATTCTTTCCTTCTTTGTTCCCGTAACGTTTAGCATACTTCATAATATTGCCCATAGCGAATCCTTCACCGTGTCCGGAATCAATAATAACATCGGTCGCCTGATATTTATCGGAGGCATAATGCTCGCTATACGTACCGTCAATATATGCTTGAAGTTCTTGTAAGCTTTTGTCTTCATTAAATTTATAGTTCATCGTTTCTCCACTCATCCGGTAACGTGTCTTCACTATACCATGTAAAATTATTTGATTCAGCCCATTCAGCATGGGTTCTTTTAGTCCCGTTCTTTCTTGTTTTAGCTGCAGGCATAGGGGCAAAAGGTTTCTGGAATAGAAACACTAACTCGGTGTAACTTTTGTTAAGTGCTTCTCTAATATGTATGTACTTACTATACTCTGCATAGTCCCAGAACCTGCCTTTAGCTTCTAGTAAAATTGTTTTACCGTTTATTTTTTTTACAAAGTCCGGTTCATACTTATGTTGTATGACATATTCTACCTTGTTCCAATGGTGCTTCCAATCTTGTAAGATGGTTTGATGAATGTCATACTCCCATAAACTGTCATACCCTTTAGGCACCCCAGTCTTCTTTGGTCTAGGTTTTCTAGGTACTCTTTTAGGCATTTAGTTCTCCGACAGTAATAGAAGGATTACGTTTAACTTGTTTATAAAACCAGCGTAAGCTGTAAGCACTTAGTAAAAATTTAGTGTTCGCAAACAAATGAGTCTGGGTAGGTAGAAACTCATGTAAGTTTTTGTTATTTATTTTGGAAGTATCTTCCCCGTCCGGAACCATTGTTCTTAACCACTCGATGAGTAAGTTTTCTGCTCTACGTCTTAATTTCTTTGATTGTTTACCGCTCAATTTGTATCTCCTCTACTTTAGGTAATGATTTAATATCTGTAAAATATGTAGCTCCCTTCGCATACTTAAATGCTCGTAAACCTTTACCGTTATTAGAATCTTTATGACACTCAAACTTATGTCTGCAATAGGTACACCCTTTAGCTAATTTAAAATTACCTGCTTTCCCTTCAGGAACAGTAGGGTAACAAAAGATAGGAGGTGTTTTTTTAGCAACAGTTTTTTTAATATTTTTAATAGAGTTAACTATATTTGGTTTATCAAATTCATCCGGTCTAAACAAAGTTAACTCACCTGTCTCTTTATTTAAAGCTAAGAACCCTCCGTTGTTTGTACCCTCACTGTGTTCGTACCCAGAAAGCTGGGCAATATATCCGAAGGGGTCATCGTTACTAAGGGTACCCTCTTTAAATTTTTTAAAAGCAAAGCCAGAAGTAGTTTTAATATCTACAACTTCCCCGTCAATAATACAATCCATATGCCCTTGTATCCCTTCAACCTCTATAGTTTTCTGTTCGCCTGTTACTTCATGTCCTGCTAATTTTACAAAGAATAAAACTAACTCTTCTAGTAAGTGTCCGTATAAAAATTTAATCATAGTAGAGGGGTCAAGCTGTTGGGGTTTTTGCTCGGCATTTAAATCAAACCATAACTGTCTTGAAGGTTTACCTATGTTAGACATCCGTAACGAAGAACTTCCTCTCGGCTGAGGGGTTGCCCAATGTTTTAAAGCGTCCGCCATTGCTACGCCAAACTTATCAAAGTCTGAATCTTTAATATCTAACTGAACGTTTTGAGTTAGTGGTTGAATAGCCGCATAGATATCCTGAACTAAAGTGTCTAATGTTTTTTTATTTTTTTTCATCGTATTCCTTAAAAGCTTTTATGACATCAGTAGAAAATAGTTTTTGTAAATTAACTAAATACATTTGACTTGCGTTATGGTCTCCACCGGATACAGTTTTAAATGTATCAAGCTTATCGACAATAGTTCTAAGAACATCTGTTTTAAAAACAAGGGTACAGTACTCGTTGTCTCCGATACAAAGATTATGAAACCAGTAGTCTGATTCAGTAGCTTTAATGCCGGAAGGTTTACCGTAGCTTTGATATTCAATAGCTATGTTACCTGTCTTCATCCACATACCNCGTTCTGATTTAACTTCTATCTTTTTATCTTGTAGCATTGTTGCTACTTTNTCTTCCCTAATTGTNCCGTATTCTAAATCTAGGTCAAACTTCTTTCTGTTTTCTTTAGTGGGTTTCATTATTCTCTCCCATTTTATATTCCCATAGACCGCGGCTTCTAATTCCTCTAGGTCTTTTATTAATTATATAAGAACCAAATCTTTCTTTTCTTAGATGTCTTAACTGTGCTGATATACTAGCTTGTGGGTCTCCTGTAATATGAGATAGTTCATCTAGTGTAAGCCAAGTTCCTTTTTCAAGTGCAGAATATACCCTGAGTATTTGTCCTGTTAATCTTTTTCTATCATGTTCTGGCTCGTAGTCTGAACCGTCAAAGTATAATTCTTTCTGTTTCATATCAATGAGTCTCACTCCAATTGTCTCCTATCTTGTATTCACCGTCCATAGGACAACGAAGATTAAATTCTTCACCTGCTTGTATAATACTTTTAACTGCAACCTCACCAACAAAATCAGCTTGAGATTCTTTTACTTCTATCTGCCACTCATCATGTATGTTAGCAACAAACTTATAATCAACTGTATTCAATTTTAATACATCGTCTAAAATAATTAGTGCCTTCTTCATAACAATAGCACCGGCTCCTTGAATCAAAGTATTCAACGCAGAGTGTTCGCTTCTAACAAATAATTTTCTACCGTCTATTCCTTTGAAGTATTTTTTTCTAGCAGCTCTTTGCACCTTTGTTGTAAGAGATGCAAATGCTGGGTTACTACCAAAAAAGCGTTTTCTAAGTTGTCCGCCTCTCGTTTTATTTCCCCCAACAATTTGTCCAATCTTTTCATTTCCGGCACCGTAGCAGAGGGCATAGATGAATACCTTTGCCTCATCTCTTGATTTAAGTCCAGCAAGCTTTTGGTTGTACGTGTGAATATCTCCTTTTGTAATTTCATAAATGTAATCCTCATCATTCATATAGTGAGCAAGTAATCNTAACTCTAGCTGGCTTGCGTCTACACCTACTAGTTTATAACCTGTTTCAACTTCCCAAAAACTTCGACACTCTTTTCCGTAAGGAGAAGAGACGCTNGGAACTTGAGCCATGTTAGGGTTGCGATGAGTCATGCGTCCAGTAATAGTACCGTTAGGTATAACATACCCATGAACTCTCCCGTCTTCTTTTAAACTTGAAATCCAACTTTCAGTTTGAACAATTCTTTTCTGAAGTAATAAGTATTCCAGTATTAGTTTAGCTTCAGGGATGTTATCAATCTTAGAAAGACTTCCTTCATCTACAATAGGCTGTCCTGTCGGGGTAAATTTTGTAGGCTCCCAGCCAAAATCTTTTAAGTANGCACCTATCTGTTGACGAGAACTTAGATTAAAATCTTTTAGTTCCTGTCTCATAAAAGGTCTAGTATCTTTTGCAACTTTTCTTTTAATATACTCAGAAGCAGTGAGTCCCTGTTTAGATAGCATACCGTCTTTTTTTAGCTTAGGAATAACACGTTTAACATCTACTAGTTTTGGTTTAAAGGTTGAATGAACTTCATCTTCTAACACCGTAACCTGTTCTCTCAAAGAAGCTACAAAGATACTTGCCTCAATATGATTGAATTTAAAACCGTTAAGTTCTTGTTGTTTTGTAATTTTAAAAACAGAATGCTCTAAGTCAATGCTATCTTTAGAAAATTCACGACCTTCTTTTAATAAGTAATCATAGACCACACCATTTAAACGCACATCATTAACACAGTATGTCAACATCTCTGAAGTGTATTCTTCAAACTCTTTAAAATCTAACTTAGGGTATTGAAGTTTCTTACCCCAAACATCTAAGCTATGTCCGGCTTCTCTAACAGGATTAAATAACCTTGAAAGAATAAGCGTGTCAATAAAATTTATATTCTCAAGATTAATATCGGTTAGTTTTTCTAACACAGGGATATCAAATCCCATTATGTTATGACCAATTAAACAAGATGCTGACTCTAGGAATCTAACACCTTCGTTTAATTTATCAGGGGGAAATTTATATATCTTTGAAGATTCAATATCTTGACAAACGATACACCAAATCTTAGTAGCATCAAGTCCGTCTGTCTCTATATCAAATATTAGTTTCATAATTAAAAGTCATCGTTAGTTTCCGTGTCTTCTTCGCCTATGACTTCATTAAGTCTACCAGTTTCTCTATCGTATAGCAACCGTGTTGCAGTCCCTACTTCTCCGGTATACCTTGATTTTAAAACTCTTATCTTGGTGGTGTTAGACTCGGACGCACTGTCTGATTGCTGGTTTCTTTCCAAAGCAATAACACAATCTGATAACTGAGCAATACTTTGAGAGCCGCGTAAATGTGATAACCCAACCTCGACACCGTTCTCATGCCCCTTGTTACCTTCGACTCTACGTAAATGAGAAACCAATATCATACCTACGCCTGTCTCTTCAACAATACTTCTAAGACGGGACATGATACTATCAATAGCTCGTCTCTCATCACCGTCATGTACAGCACTGACTAGCATATGTAGGTGGTCTAAGACTACCCACTTACATTCACAACCAATAATCATAAACCTAATCTTAGAAAAGATTTCCTCAATATCATTNGTCCCGAAGTGAGCATGAACCCACACTCTNTTTTTATTCTCACCGTCATATAGTATGTCAAAGAATTTATCTAGTTGTTCCGGAGAATANTCTTCTCNAATGTGGTCAATGTATAGTCTGTTGTTAGCTTCAATAGAAAGTATGCCGTCAATNGTACGTCTCCAGTCTTCTTCTAAAGCAATGACACCTATATTATCTGTCGTGTTTTTAATGAGATGATGTTCTAGTTCTCTAGTAACACTAGACTTTCCTAGTCCTGTACCGCCTGTTAAAGTAACAAGCTCTCCCCCACGTAAGCCTACTAGTTTGTCATTAAGACCTTCCCATGGATAAGGAATGCTGGGTTTCTTTTCTCTCTTATGAAACTCTTCTCTCTTATCTGAGACATTTATAACACCGGAAGGCGTGTAAGTTTTAGCGTCCCAAAAAGCTTTAACAAACTGAGCGTGTTTATTTTCTTTAAGCATTTCATTAGCGTCTTTGAACCCGTTAGGTAACGTCATGATTTTAGATTTACTAGGAGAAAATAACTGAGCAACTTTTTGAGAAGCTTCTTTACCAGCCTTATCATTATCAAAACAAATAATAATATTTTCGTATTGCTCTAAGAATTCTAAACTTTCTTTAACATCTTTGACTGCCCCTTGACAGCCTCGTTTAATAGAAACAACATCATACTTAGAACCAAACAGTTCAAACCCTGCCATTGCATCGCACTCACCCTCTGTTATGGTAATGTATTTACCGCCCTTAAATAACTGCTCACCAAATAGTCCGGTACCTTCAGGGGTTCCTCTAAAGCTAAAGTTCTTATCCTTAACATATCTAATTTTAAGAGCCGCCTGTTCGTTAAGATTAAATAGAGGGTAGAGATGTTGGATAACATTCCCCGCACTATCGTGTACTACCTTGACACCATATTTCTGAGCGGTGTCTTTAGATATTTTACGGTCAGTTAATGCTCCGTAAACTGCACCGTGCTCATTGTTAGGTGATTGTAGATTGTTTGATGATTGATGTGAAACAAGTTTCATGGTTGGTTCCTCCTTATAATTTTTAAAATAGCCGCTACAACTAAAGCAGTAGCCAGACCCGTCTTCATTTAGTGATACAGCATCACTGCTACCACACTCTTCGCACGGTAAATGATATTCAATAAAAGCCATTTGTCCTCCTTGACAAGTAGGCTATTAAACTATGTGGCAAATGCAAGGAGGTGCGATATTGTGCCAGCTTAATAGCCTTGATAAAAGTAAGACCCTCCCGTCTTACGAATCTAAGTTAACTATTCACATCTTCCTCCGAAGCTTCTTCCGACTCAGCCTC